GGGGCGTAGCCGTAGCGAATACAGTCCAGTAAGTGCTGCGCAATGCGTGCTTCACCCGCCGTACGGCGCATCTGCTGGTGTAATAGGCGCTCGATGATCGCGCCGGACTTCCGGCTGTCCCTGTTCATGCCCTCTAATTGGAACATAGGGTTCCGGCCCGTCAGGGCCGCCATCAAATACGTCATTACTGTGTCAGCAATGGCGCGAGTGTCGGCAATGACGGCTTTCTCGCGGAACTTTGTGGCGTCTGGGCGTACATATACGTCGTGAGCGCGATCTGCTTGCTTCCAGTGCGGGTAACGGCGGGAAATGCGGTCGTAAGACATCTGCATTGCAGACTTCACGTAGTTTACTAGACGTTGTTCTTCCTCATCGCTCAGTTGAGAGGCAACATCCTCATAATTCATTAGCTTATCCGCGTGGGCAGATAGATCGACAACAATGCCGTCACCGTTAGGGACGTACTCTGCTTTGTATGATGAATTGTTTATAGCCATAAAGCTATTTACTCCCTATGTGCGACACAAATCGTCCTTTATTCGCCCCAGCCACGCCATGCGTCCTGTTTGCTGTTCAAACCAAACAGGCTGTCTGACCGATTGCTCATGTCAAAGGACGGCGGCTTGTAATATTCACCCGTTGCGGGGGTACGTGCGAGTACGTCGAGGCCGATAGAGAGGGCGTCGATCTGATCGTCGTGGGTTCCGGCGGGGAATGACTGACACTCTCCATAGAAGTCGTCTAGCCAATGAGCGTTCTCGGGAAGGAACACCCGTCCGCCTTCGATCAAGGGTAGTACGGCGTTGAGGCGACTGACCTTATCCCCCGATATTCTGTAGGGGATGACGGCTACACCGCTCTCCCTTTTCATTTCCTGTATAAGCGACTGACCGCTGGCCTTGTCCTCTACGTACAGGCCGCGTAGGCCGCGTCCGCGCCAGATATTATTGACTTGGATCATCTTGCGTTTGAGTTCGGGGAACTCATACTTGCCGCGGTGGTTATCCACTACGTAGATGTCGCCGTTCGTGTCGAGGCCCATGACGAGCATGACCGAATAGTCGTTGTCTTGCCCTGCCTTGAACGCTGTGTCGCAAGCGATGATTAGCGAGGCGAACGTTTCGGGCTTCATATCGGGTGGGTACGTCTGCCACCAGTGCGCCTTTATGAGATTGCCGCCGAGTATGTAGGGCGTCTGTTGGTAAAGGCTTGCAAACTCACGGGGGTTGAGGCGTTGGCGGCGTTCCAGCATTTCCAGCGGAAATCGTTCGGGCCATAGGGCCGACTTTTCGGTCTGGGCCACGTAGCGTTTGGACCTCGATAACTTCTGTAGTGATTTGCCGTCTAGGTATTCTGGATCGTCTTTCGGTAGGTGGGCGCGACTGACCTTGCCGCCATGTATCTTGATGTCCTCGATTGCAGGGAAGTTGATGTGCAGCCAGCGGCCCTCGTCCCAATCGTCGGTCTGCATGAGGCGTCCAGCCAGATCGTCGGGATGCCAGCGCGTGAGGATGCAGATTTGCGAGGGCGGGATGCCGTCTTGGTCGGGCTGTAGGCGGGTGGATAGGGCGGAGACGTAGTAGTTCCAGACCTTGTTGCGTTGGGTTGCGCTCTCGGCTTCCTCGCGTGACTTCATCGGGTCATCGAAGATGAGCATGTTCGCTGCGCGACCAGACGTAGTGCCGCCGACGCCGATGAAGTACGCGGCTCCGCCGCTCGTAGTGCGCCACTGGTCTACTGCGCGGCTGTCAACGGACATTTCGAAGTCGGGGAACGATTGGATAGTGGCTGGCTCCATGACTAGATCGCGCACTTGGCGCCCGAAATCTGTGGCGAGTTGCGAGTTGTAGGACGTGGACATGAGGAAACGGTTGGGCTTCTTCGCCATGAAGTAGGCGGGGAACAGGACCGAGCCGTACGTACTCTTGCCGTGGCGAGGGGGCATGGTGATGAGGATGTTACGGACAGGGACTTCGTTCGTTACGGCCCTCTCCGCGTGGTCCTTGCCGTAGTGCGAGGTCAGCTTGTTCTTCTCCAACAGGTCGAGGGCTTCGATCAGGTGCTTGTGAAACGTCGGCAGCTTCCAATCAGGGTAGTTGAGGCGAACGAAGCCCATGAAACCGTCCTCGGCGGCCTTGATGCGGAGTAGATGACGGGCTGCTTCTTGTGGTGTGAGGCTCATACTGTCGTTTCTCCATCGCAAGTTACGTCGGATTGGGTCTCGATCCAGACTTTTGCGCCACATGAGAGGGGCTTGTCGGGGGCATAGACGATTGTTGACGGGCCTGAGATCGCCACCTCGTAGGCTTTGGTGTTAGATTTGTACGTCTTCACCGTCAGGGGCGGCTTCTGCTTCCCCCGCTTCGCGTTCGCCCGAATTATGTGCTGGTTCACGTGTATCTGCTTCTTCATCGCCCATAACCTCTGCGTCTATGATGTTGTTCATCCCCGATGCGATGGCCTCTAGCTGCGAACGGGTCATTTTTTCGGGTGCTTCGGCTAGGGCGTGTTCGTGTTGCACGAATTGTGCGGTCAAGTCGGGCATTACCTTGCCTAGTAGCGTGGCGAAGACACGCGCTTGCGTGGGAGACCACTCTTTCTCGCCCATTACGACGCTGTGGGCCTCGTCTAGCTGGTTCTTTACGCGGGTCATTATACCCAGACGCATCATTGCAACTTGATGGGGCGTTAATTTGGAGGGTGTGGTGTCAGGGTTCTTGGGCATGATGTTGATCCTGTAGACGTTTTCAATTTTGCTCAGATTTCTCGGGAGGGTCGGGAATGGCATTGCCGAATTTGCGACTTCGGGGTCCGACCCCCCGCCCCCCGTGGACGATCGTTGGCAGATTTCTCCTTATTCTCCGCGTAAGGCATTGATTTTGCTCGGTTTGCGTTCCCCTACGGAGGGAAAGCATCGTTCGAAACGTTTCGGATCGTGCTCATGACGTGCGAGAAAATCAACCATTACCGCACGTTAACGCACGTACGCATCGCAGGTCGTCCCGCCTCTACGTGAAGATAGTAAACTATCGGATTTGTTCTGGTGCCAGCTCTGGAGGGTTGGTCGTTGCCTGTGACGTTGCACAGGCATGTACGTGAAGGGAAAAATCACATGTACGAAGTAGCACTCAAGTCCGCATCCGCCATCCTCGCAGCCGTAGCCGCTGGCGAATGTTCCGCAGACGCAGCCGTGACACGTGCGACCGAGATCCTCGCTCGTCCGTCCACTACAGGCCGCAAGGCCAAGCGTTGGAACGACGTCATCGCCACGGTCACAGGCGCGGTCGCGCCCACACCCGCAGTCGTGGTCGCAGCCGTGAGCGTGGGTGTCCCCGCCGCCGTGGCCGCTGCCCAAGCCCAGCTTGACGCAGCGAAGGCCGCGTACGTGACCGCGCAAGCGATCGCGAACGCACCTGCACCTAGCGCGGAGGCGGCACGTGAGAGCGCCGTAGCGAAGCTGGTCTCGGGCAAGTTCATGTCCGCAGCCGAGCGTGCCGCGTTGCTCGCATACGTCACACGTTAAGCCGAAACGCCCCTTGCGAGGGGCGTCGCGCAGTCACGCTGCGCCTGATGAGGCTCGATCACGTCAGTACGCATGTTCACGAAAGGGAAATCTCATGAACGCACACTACCCGACTATGGCCTACGCCAACGTACCTACGAAAGCGATGTTCACGCCCGACAGCATTGCCGAGGACACGATCAACCTCGACATGTCGTTCGCCGCGTTTATGGGGCCACGCCTCGTACACATGGCAGACAACAACACGTCATGGCCGTGCGACACCGAGTTCGATTGCGGTGACAACGGCATCGCTTGGGCCGACGCCCTGCGTAAGCACGGCAAGACGCTCGTACGCTACAGCAACAAGTGGAACGCACACGACGACCGCGACGAATGGGACGCGACCAACCCAGCGGACACGGAAGCGTTCGACGACGCGATGCTGTTCCTCGCGATGCACACCCGTCGGCTCTGGACGTAAACGAAACTAACACAGGGGACGCGCAAGCGTCCCCTACGAACCCGAACTGAAAAGCCCACACGCGAAAGCGTCGTGGGTTTTTTCGTGTGGGTTTCTCACACGTAACCGTCAGTACGAAAGGGAAAATCATGTACATGACACCAACACAACGACGTGACGAATGGCTCGAAACACACGGGGATCGCAAGACCCTCGCAGGTAAGCCGTTCGTGCAAATACTCGATGCCGTCGGGTACTTTGACGAGCCACGTGAGGTGGATCAGCCACGCCACGTGAGCGTCATTCGTGACGACCATGACGACGATCTCGACGTAGCCACGTTCTCCCGCTTCTTCCAAGTGGGTGAAGGATCGTGAGGTCGCGTCGTTACCACCCAACCACGCTCGATTACGTGAAGGCCATCGGCGACCGCATGCTCTACGCACTCGGTGGCCTGATGCTTGGCTGGATGATCGTGAACGCGATGACGGGTTGCGGAGACGTGACCCGCACCATCGACGGTACGTACATCGCTGGACATTGCTGGCTCGTCCCTTGGTACGACGCGCCGACCATCCCCCAATAACGCATCGGTCGTCAGCCCCCCGTGGGCTGCGATCCCATGCGCTATCGCATGAAACCGTGAACGAAAGGAGACATTCATGTTCACATCCGAACTCAACCACACCGCCGAGGGTAGTTACGTAATTCCAGGGGGTGTGTTCCTGCCGCCCATCCGTACACGTAGGGACATGGGCGATTGGATCGTCCAAGCGTTCGACAACGTACGTGCATTGTTCGAGCGTGGCCTCATGTCCGAAGCCGAGGTCGTCAACGCAGCGAAGTACACGCAATGGTACTCGCTCAATGGCGATAGCGGTGGCCTGTTCACGATCGAGTGCTGCCTGACAGCATGCGATTGTGGCTGGGTCGTGGACGTTACGCCATGATTGATCTCACGAAAACCACCCAAGTGGGGTGCCGTACAGTCACCGAGGCCATCGGTACGTACGAGATCAAACGTCACGGCTCGATCTCGTACAGTACGGCAAGCGAGAACGGCGGCAGCGGTGCGATCTACTACGTCGAGGTCGATTTCAACGACGATTGGATCACCCACGCTTGCGACACGTACAACGTTGTTTGGGCCACGTCGTCGCCTGACAAGTCAATAGTCCACGACATACGCAACGCTATCGAGGCCACGTTCGACAGCGGTAATTGCGGATGCTCGCACGACATGTGCCGCTGCGTAACCCACTCAGCCAAGGCGATGCAGTGTTGGGACGCCGATTGGGGAAACTGGATCGTCGTCGTGAGCGAATACAACAACTTCGACTGAAACGTACCGAGGTGCGGCCCCGTGTGGGCCGCATATCCGTACGGTTTAACGACCATACGATCACGAAACCCATATGTAATAGGAGAAATTTCATGGGATTTACTAGCAGAAAAATCGGCAAGGGCGCAGCGTCCGTAATCGCACAGGCGTTCGCAGAAGCCACGCTTGGCAGTGACGCTCAAGCCGCTGAAGATGCCGTGACCACGGCCAAGGTCGCACTCGACAACGCGATCATGGTGGCGATGTCTGCGTGCAAAGCACGCGACATGTTCATGTCCTTGGCGGAAGACGTACGTACTCGGCTGTTGGATACCGTAAAGCATCAGTTCGGTTGGGATCGCACAGCGTGGATCGTGTTCGACGTGCTGGAAGCTGACCAAATCACTGTGCGTAAGCAGATACGTTGGACCATTGGTACGTCCACACACACCAGTGCGAAGGCGTGCAGCTACGATGACTATTGCCCGTACACGAAGAAGTACGTGAACGAGGAGGACCAGTGCCCAAGCCGTGGCGCTGATCTTGACCGCTCGTACGAGTGGGTATTCCTCAAGCGTACGATACTGAGCATGTGCGTTAACCCGTTGCTCGGCGACGACACCTACGATTGGGATGTCGAGAAGCAGATGGAAGACGCAGTGTACTCGATGCGTGAGACGTACGATCTTTGCGATGTCGAGGATGAATACTACGGCGTGATGCGCTCGTATCGTTCACTCAGGCAGACCATCCGTCAAGAGATCGAGGGACGCTCGACCAAGGCGGTGCTCAATGCGTGGCCTGACCTAACGCCGTTCGTTCACGATCACTACGGCTACGTAGCTGGCGAGGCGCCCCAGCCGAAGGCGAAGGCGAGCGGACAGCGAGCGGACATCCCGACGCCGCTGGCTGACGTAGTGCAGAGCGTGATGCAGCCAGCGATCACGTTGGCTGCTGAATAACGACCAACCCCCGACAACTTAACCTAACGAAAGGAGCGGCGATGAACCGTTTTATCCTAGCAGAAGGCTTGCGCGATAGCGCACGCTACATGTGCGATCAGCACATACGTAAGATGATCGTGGAGGAAGCGCAGATGCTATCCACGGTGACCCGGGCAGCCTACCCAGAAATCCGTGATGCGTTTCCCGAACTGTACTCATCTTGCTACGAACACCACCCGTGCACGGTGTGGGCGGGGCTGAACCAAGGCAACTGGCGCGTGGCCTACGGGCTTTGGCTGTCCATGTCTGCCGAATACCTCGAACGATTTGGTGGGATGCACGGCACGTACAAGAAGCTGGCCGCGCCCTTCGCCTGTGTCGAGCAGACGACAGGGTTCAGTCGGTTGCCGCGAGTGGGGCGTACGCCTCACCCGCAATGCTTCGGC